CGGTGTCGATGTCCCGGTCCCCTGTCGGCCAGCCGGCCTCGTCCAGGACTTCGGTGAATGCCGCGCCGGTCTTGATCTTGGTCTTCATCTCCGTGGAGACCTCGAACCGGTTCAGGTATCCCAGCGGCCCGATGCAGGTCATGTCTGCCCGTTTGGCGTTCTTCGTCGAGACCACGGGCTCGATGCGGTCCAGGAAACCTTCCCAGAGGGTGAAGGTCGTCGACCCGTCGTTCCCCGTCAGCCGGACCTTCCGGCCAGGGAGTATCTTCCCGTATATCGGGCTCGACGTATTGAAGCTGGAATAGTCCCCGGACTCGTTATTCAGGGTGGCCTTCAGGACGCCGCTGATGGTATCCCCGACCAGCTGCGACGCGTAGTTCCGGCCGCGCTTGTAGTCCACCCGGAACGTCCGGGCGGTCACGTCGGACTCCGCATCGGCGAACGATCCGTCGTCGTCCCAGTCCACGGCCAGGACATATGTCCCATTGGCCATTAGAACACCCCCCGGAAGCCGCCCCGCTCAGCCGTGTCCCGGACCGTCTGGGCGATGGTGTCCTGGAGGTCATCGACGCCAACGATGGCGCCCTCGGCGATGTTGACGGTCACGTTCATCGATCCCATGCCGCCGCCCCGGCCGAGAGGGACGACCGCCTCCGGGCCGCGTTCCCCGATCATAGCCAGGGTCGGACGTCTGACGATCCCGCCGCCGGCCATTGGCTTCAGTCCTAACGCTGACGCGATATTGGCCAACTCATTAGCTTGTATCGACGGATCGCCCGCGAGCGCTGCATAAGTCAACGCTGTGCTGGTGGCCCCTCTTGGCCCTGGCAGGGTGCCGGCACCGCCGCGGGAGACGGAGGCTGTGCTGCCGCCCCGATGGATGCCACTAGGGACTGCCGGCAGCTTAGGCATATTTGCGATCAAAGCTCTCTGCCGTTCCACGGATGCCCTGGTCTGACGTTCCGACTCCGAGACCAAGCCCTGGATGACGCCCTGCGTCAATGCCGCCTCGTTCTGGGCTGACCGGGTCATCCGCTCGAAGTCCGTGATGACGACCCCGATGGAGTCCCGGCCATACTGTTCGATCAGCCCCATCGTGTCCCCGAACTTCACCCCGAACCCGGCGATCTCCAGGGCCATATCCTCGGTGCTGACTTTCATCCTTTTCGCCAATCCTTCAACCACATCCCCGAAGGACATATTCGCCGCGTTCAGTTTGACGACCGTTGCGTCCTGATTGACCAAGAACCGCTCCCAGGACGCGTTCACGGCGGCGTTGTGGGCCTTATGTGCTGCCTCGATCTCGTCCAGGCTCCGGAGCGTCACTCCCTGGGCCTGGAGGACCGCATCCTCCACGGAGCCCCACGCCAGGGAACTGTCGACGGCCATCTGCTCGGTCGTCCGGACCATTCTCTCCTCGGCCCGTTCGATCCCCTCGGTGGCCCGTTCCACCTGGTAGCCGGCCATCTCGAAATCGCGGCCCAGCTCGTCCATCTTATCGCCGGTGAAATCTATCTTCGGGATGCCCTGGTCGAGTCTGTCCTGGACGTTCTCCAACGCTTGTTGGACCCCGTCGAACTTATCACCCACGAACGGCAGCTTCGACGCCACACCCACAAGGGTCTTGATCCCTTCGATGATCCCTCCGATCACCTTCCGCTGGATCGACGTCAGCTTGTTCATTATCCCGATGATGAAGTTCCCCACCGTCTGGACGGTTTTCTTTATCGCAGCCCAGACCGTGTCCCAGTTCTTCCAGAGAAGGACCACACCGGCAGTCACCCCGGCGATCGCCAGGACTATCAGCCCGATGGGACCCATGGCGATATTGATGGCAACGCCCACGGCGCCGAATGCGATCGCCAGGCCTGGGAGGGCCAGCAACAAGGGGCCGACCACCAGCATGATCGCGCCGAGGGCCGCCACGGCGATCCCGATCCACTTCGTCAGGTTCGGATGGGCGTCAGTGAACTCGATGACCTTCCGGGTCACCTTCTCCAATATCACGGCCATCTGCGACATTATCGGCAGCAGCACCTTCCCGAATTCCTGGGACAGATCACCGGTCCGGTTCTTGAATTGGGTGAACGGGTCAGCGGCTGCTGCGGCCTGGCCCCCCACCTTGTCCATGACTTGACCCAGGCGGTCGGTGAACGTGGCCGACTTATCGACGGAGATCCCCACCGCTTCCGAGGTATTGGCCAAGCCGCCCAGGAATCTGGACAGCGTCTCGGCCACGGACCCGGCATTCTTTCCGGATGCCGCCGAGGCGTCTAGGACTGCCGGCAGGGCTTCCAGGGCTTGTTTCTCGTCCCCCAGGACCGTGACCAGTTTCGTCAGGATGTCCCGTTGTTCCTCGTCCCCGAAATTCGTCTTGGCCTGGGTGGCGCTGATGACCGCTTCGATCGATGTCTTATTGGAGTCGTAGGAGGCGCCGACATTCTTCAGCGCCTGGTCCAGCCGGGAGATCCCGATGGCTTCTTCCTGGGCGGCCTTGATGGACAGCATGGCGATCCCGGTGATACCCGCGCCGATGCCCGTCATCGCCAGACCGATCTTCTTCCGGTTCCGGGCGATGCTCTGGGCCAGGCCTCCAAATTCCTCTTTGGCCTTGTCCACATTGGCTTTGACCAGGATCTCTATCTGATTAGCCATTCGTCTCCTGTTCCGGTTGTCCTTCCGTCACCACCGCCAGCATCCGGAGGACGGTCACGTCCTCCTCCAGCAGCGCCGACGGCAGGCATCCATATCGCTGACAGAGGCCGTCTATCAGCTGGGCGGCCTCAAGCTCCCAGGGCTTGATCACTGGTCGTCCGTCGCGGTCGATGCCGCCTCCAACGTGCTTAAATCGCCGGATGGCAGTCCTAAAGGGTCGGGGACGTCTGAGACCGTATCCACCCATTGGGTGATGATCAGGGTCGCGAAGTCCAGGGGGATCTGCAGCATCCCTTCCCCGTCGGCCGGGACCGGGGTCCCGTCGTCATTCTCCAGGTTCCACGATTGGAGCATATTGTCGCCGAACATCCGGGTCATCCCGGCCTGGTCCCCGGCCTCGGACGCCTCCCGGAGCTCGAGATACCGGGCAAAGCTGACGTTCAGCCTGATCCATACCTCGGCGCCGTCATAATCGGTATCTTCGAACTGGATATGGGCGGTCCGTTCCGGGATGCGGAACCCTCCGCCCTTCTGTGCTGCCTCCGGTTTGACGCCGTTCTTGGCGGCATCCTTGGTCACCATCTAGGCCCACGTGGGAACGGTGCCGCCGGACAACGCACCCGGTGCGGTCCATGTGAGCTCCCCACCGGCGCCCCTGGACAGCGCATAGTCGCTGTAGAAGGCCTCACAGGCCAATGTCTGGCCCGATACGGCGATCGTGGTCGTCCGGGCCACCGATGTCGATGGGACCGTCTTGAACACGTCGTGGGACATGTTGGACGCGTCGTTGAATACCCCGTTCAATGTGACCGAGAAGTCCGCCAAAAGAAGCAGCCGCTCCGTCGCCGACTTGTCCAGGCCGGTGATGTCCTGTTCCGCCCTGGGGGTCGACCAGTCCAGGTTCGTGATGTCGTTGGATATGGTCCGGGCAGTTCCCCCGGAATCATCGATCGCCACGCTCATCCCTAAGCCAGATTCTTTAGCCATTTCGTCCTCCAATCCTGTATAGATGGTCGTTCATATCGTCCAGGAACTGGATGGGCTCCAGTTCCATGTTGTCCCGTTTGAATACCGGGTCCCGTTCCAATAGCGTCCTGTGTTTGTCCGCCTGGCCGGCGAAGCATTCCTGGCCGGGTTCGAACCTGAACCGGACGACGGCGCCGTCTGATTCCTCCCGGAACCTCAGCCCCGACCTCCGGATGAATGCCAGATTGGCCTGGTCGTCTGCCGGCAGGACCGTCTCCCACCCCAGGACATACTTGGAACAGGCGATCTCCGCGCACGAAGCCGCCCTCCAATGGGTATCCCTGGGACGGCTGATCTTCCAATGGGTCGTCATTTGTAGTTCCCGTACTCCCGGCGCTCGATCAGACCGGACTCCCCAAGTTCCTCCAGCACCTCCGCGAACCCTTGATGGTCCGACATGATCTGGCGCATCTCATTCTCGACGACCGCCTGCCGGGTCACCACGTCGGCGACCCTGTCAGCCATCCCGGTGTCTAGTTCCCGGTCCCGGATGGACTCGATGGCCGGACCGTATTCCTCCATGATCCAGGCCAGCTTGGTCATGCCTTCCTCGTTGGCGACTGACAGCTCCTGGACCCGTTCCATCAGGTCGGAGTCGTCATACTGGGACCGCTGCAGTTCCTCGATGCTCCCGATGGCCGCGTCTATATTGCCCCGGAGGGTCACGACCCAGCCGATCAGTCCGACCACGATGATCGCCACGGGGATCAGACTCAGGCCCAGCTGGAGCGGTTTCACGTGATCCGCTCCCAGACCGCACCGCCGGCCGCGGTATAGATCAGGATCTCCCGGTGGTCACAACGGTGGCAGACCCGCCCGGACCAGCCCTCCAGATGCCAGTCGTGGAGACCGATAAGACAGAGGATTCTCATGATGTGGTCATCTGCTCCTTCCGGTGTTCCAGCCGGTTTATGATGCCGGCCAGCATGATCCAGGAGAACCCGATCCCGATGGCATATGCAGCCCACCAGGGCAGCGGCAGCCACCGGCCGATACTGATCAGCGCCACGTCCTCGATGAAGTGGACCCCCATCGCCATCAGGGTGGCGCCGCTCGTCATGGTCTTTAGATATCTCATTCCGCTTCTAGCAATTTACTGCTTATTCCGGCGAGGAACCCGAAGACACTACCCGCCACGCCCGTGATGATCTCGATGCTTTGGAGTTGCCAGGCGATCAACGAGATCGTTATCGCCACCACCGTCCCGCAGACGATGGACAGAAAGACCTGGGGTCTGATCTTCGAAAGCAGGATGTTCATCACTTGACCTGGATGCCGCCGTCGACCAGAGTGTCCGCCAAACTATGGACCACCACATCCGAGGCGATGTCGAGGGCGACGATGTCGTCCCCGTCCACAACCCGGAGGAGTTTGCATTGATAATCGAACATGGTCCTTAAAAGGCGACGTCGTCCTGGCTTGTTCCCCGCCGGGTCGAGACGCAGAAGTCCAGATTGCTGAATGTCCCGGTGGTCGTGATTCGCAGATACCTTTCCACGGTCCCTGAGGACGTTACCCGCTCCGCTGTCGGGGCCGCTGCCGCAG